GTTATTCAGTCACTCCCTATGTTGCGTCCAACAGATATACTATAGCATAAAAAAAGAGGGTGTCAACCCCCTTCTTTTTTTGTTTTAGCAATCAACAATGCCATCTTCAACATTTATGATTTGAGGAAGGAATCCTACAACTTCACAAAACTTATAAGGTTTTTTCTCCTTAACTGCTTTGTTGTAATCTCTGACAATACCAGTAAAAGCAGAATTATAATACTCTGCTCTATCAAGTAAAGATTTACGTGCTTTCTTAGCATCTTGTGCTTCAACACCATTCAAGAAACCTACACAGACAGGTTTTTCACCAGTTTCCATATATGTATCTAGAATGTCTAAGTATGCTCTGGCTATAGATGCACCTGACTTGTTATCAAAAGAAACAACATTGTTAACTTTTAACAAATCTTTAGCTGTTTTGACTGCTTTCACTTTGGAGAAAGACTCCATGTAGTCTGAGGCATTGAGATGTTTTATAACATCATCAACAGATGTTGTCACTCTCTTTTGAGTAAAGGAGTGATTGATTGCACCAAACCATGCTAGACAAGCATCTCTAGTAGGAGTATTCTCCTGTCTTTTGATCCACTGAGCAAGACGTTTTTTAAAGTCTTCAATTCTAGCAGGTTTTTGTTGGAGGTGATCATTAAAACCTAAACCCAACTCATCTTTGGCATCATCTAAGGTAAAACCAGGAAGAAGTCTTACCACTAGATAAACAAACCATTCTTGATCTAAATCAAGAAGCACACTATTTCTAGTGAATCCATCAATCAACTCACCAGTTTCAAGAATAACTGGTGGTAATTGAGATGTGCAAATGCCTTTAGTTAGGAAACTTTCCCTAATTCCTTGTGCATTTACTTTGTCAGTTCCTACTGATCTGGCAGTATTAATTACTTGCCCTCTGCTGTTTAGAGTATAAACTTTTTTAACCTTCCTGAGTTCATACCCTATTACTTCTATAGAAGTAAATTTTAGATGATTGTCATCTAATGTTGGAAACCATTCAATTTTTGGTTTTTGCGCGCCAAAACTGAAGGCTTCAAATTTGAAATTCATATTAAATGTAAATTAAGTTGATGTTTAATATTCGCTAAACAAGAATTTGTTTTCCGCGATTTAAAATGCTTACTTGATCGATCACTACCAGTTACTCAATGTTGTTCAGCATTCATTTAACATGATAAAAAAATATGTTTTTCTATCTGTTAAATTTACTATAGCATAAAAAAAGAGGGTGTCAACTCCCTTCCCAATAATCTTTTTTCATATATCTTCCTAGTATATTACTGTTGTAGTATGCAGGTGTACCATCTGCTAATGCTTCAGTTAAAACTCCATGAAGAAATAATTGTCTTGTCTCTTCAAAATTTACCTTTCCAAGAGTTCTATGAAGTGAAATTATTTCTCTTCTGAAAGCAGTTGTACCAGTCTCTCTAATGTCTTGTTTAAGTTCGTCAGAACTTCCGTAGTATCTTTTCCAGTCTGATTCACTTGTGACTCTTCTCTTTCCTCCCTTTGGTTTTCTCTTCTGCACGAAGTACTTTCTTCCAATGTAGGACTTGCTGCTGGTGGTATTTGTGATGCGATAGACGAACCCATAGTAGTCCCCAATATCATCAGAGGTAAAAGGACTCCCTTCATATATCCAAGGGTTTTCATAGTCAACTTCCATCCTAAAATTATCATGCTTCTTTATATATCTTGTTTCATCCAGTCTAATACTTCTGTTGGTAGTTTACCAACTCTAGGATCAGAGTTTTTTACATTATGTGGATCCATCTCACCTTTGGGGAGATATGTAAGTTCACGAAGTGGCCTAACAGAGGGATCACTTGTAACATTAGTGGGCAATCGTCCAAGAGCGACATTATCGAAATTAAGTTGATGTCTGTCAAATGTAGCCAATTCATATTCTTCTGTCATAGATAAACAATTTGTTGGACAATATTCTACACAATTTCCACAGAAAATACAAACTCCAAAATCAATTGAATAATTACGAAGTTCTTTTTTCTTTGTTTCTTTATTCATCACCCAGTCAACTACTGGTAGATTGATAGGGCAAACTCTGACACATACCTCACAAGCAATACACTTATCAAATTCATAATGAATGCGTCCACGATACCTTTCAGATGGTATCAATTTTTCATAAGGATACTGAACTGTGACAGGTCTCCTACCCATATGATCAAGTGTTACTGAAAGACCATCAATCAAATACTTTGCAGCATTTTTGATTTCTTTTAGATAATTGAATACCTGTTTAAACATCAAATTACTTTTTTAAAGAAACACATATAAAAAAGGAAAATACAATAACTTAAACTAACTATGAAAATTAATTGTTCTATCATCTTTTTACATCATGTGCACAACCATCACCTTTATAATTATCACTTTCATAAAATTCGTTTTTAGTGCCAAAGTAAAGTGTCAATCCTATAAATGGCAATGATGCAAAAATTAAAATAATTTCTAAGGTCATAATTTAAATCCACTAAAGGTATCTTTCTTAACATCTTGTTTGATACCTCCTACTACATATGATTCTACTTCTGTCTCTTGTGGTGCTACTTGAAGACCCTTAGAACTGATCCAATGATCCGTCCAAGGTAATGGGTTATTTCTTGCAGGTATATCATACTGTGGTTTTAATCCAATTGTTCTGATTCTACGATTTGCAATCCACTCAACATACTGATGAAGTAGTTTGTCATTCAATCCAATCATAGATCCATCTTGAAAAAGATATTCTGCCCATTTCTTTTCTTCATTAACACAATTATCAAACATAGAATATGTCCACTCTTCCTCTTCCTTGACAATCTCTTTCATCTCAGGATCATCACCCTTTCTCCAATTGTTTATTATGGTTTGGGTGATTGCAAGGTGTTGATTTTCATCTCTCGCAATGAGGGATATGATTTTTGCGGATCCCTCCATGAGCTTGAGTTCCCCAAAAGCAAAAGAGCAAGCAAAAGATACATAAAAACGAATACCCTCCAAGATGTTGACATTAGTTACTGCCCTATAAAGTTTTCTTTTAAGTTCTTTCCTTGTATAATCTGCAAGAAAAGACCCTTTGTTATCTGATTTCCACTGATTTCCTGTGTCATATTCATGTGCCTCATTAATAAAGTCATTATAAGAACCTGTTACACTAGCAGCTCTTTCTAGGATTTTAGGATCATTAATAATCTTATCTAATACTTCTGATGGATCTGAATAAATGTTTTTAATGATGTAAGTATATGATCTACTATGAATCATTTCCATAAAAGACCAACACTCCATACATGCTTCTAGTTCTGGAAGAGAACAGTATGGTAAGAATGCCATACCAGGTGCTCTGCCTTGAACAGAATCAAGCATGATCTGATACTTAAGATTAGAAGTATAGATGTGCTTCTGCTCTGGTCTTAGAGTTTGATAGTCACCTCTATCCTTTTGTAGAGACACCTCTTCTGGTCTCCAAAAGTATCCCAGTTGAGACTTAGTTAAATTTTCAAATGCTGGATATTTAAAATTATCATATCTTTGTACGCCTAAAGGTTGTCCAAAAAACATAGGTTGTTTTTTTGTGTCGACATCTTCTGTGTTGAAGACAGTCATGCCTTTAACTTTTGACATAGGTTTTTTCTCTGTTGATGAAATTTTAAATTGCGCAGCTTTCACAAGTCTCCTCTTCTGTGTCTTCTAGTATGTTATCTAGTAAATTCTTAAGTTCATCACTTGATTCATCATTTATCTCATCTGTCTTCATATCATGTGTATTTTGATAGTAAGAGGTCTTCCAACCATACTTATATGTAGTTAAAAGGTCTTGTGCCATGACAGATACAGGCACTTCATTGTCTTCATAATTCTCTGGATTGTAACTCCAGTTACCAGATATGGCTTGATCAAAGAATTTTTGCATCACTGCCACTACATTTATGTACCCTCTATTGTTAGGCATATCCCACAATAGTGTATAGTTATTCTTCAAAGTAGAATAAGATGGTACTACTTGTTTTAGTGGTCCTTTCTTTGATTTCTTAACAGAAAGATAATCTCTAGGTGGTTCAATTCCATTTGTAGCATTACAGACAATGGAACTACTCTCTGATGGCATTTGTGCAGAGAGTGTTGAGTGTCTTAACCCATGTGCTCTTATGGCAGTTCTTAAACCTTCCCAGTCATGTTGATATTTCTGATTACTAATTTCATCCACATCCTTTTTATATGTATCAATTGGAAGAATTGCATCAGCATACTTAGTTCTACCAAAGTATTCACAGTGTCCTTTCTCTAATGCTATCTTATTTGATGCTGATAAGAGATAGAACTGGAAGGATTCTGATAGACTATGAACAGCATCCCATGCTTCCTGAGAATCATAGTTATGTCCTAGTTTTGCCAAATAATGTGCTAGACCTATGAATCCTATACCAAGTGATCTACGTGCCTTTGTAGCAATCTCTGCTGCCATTACAGGGTACTTCTGATAGTCAATCAACTCTTCTAGTCCTCTGACAGATAATTCACATAATTCCTCTAATTCTTCATCAGATCTTATCTTTCCAACATTAACTGCTGATAGTATGCAAAGAGCAATCTCCCCAAACTGATCATCTATATGCTGTAGAGGATAAGTTGGTAAGGTTATTTCCTGACATAAGTTACTCATCCATATCTGATCTTTGAATGAGGAATGACTATTACAGTGATCTATATTCATAATATAAATCCTACCTGTCTCTGCTCTCTCCTTTAAAAGTGCAAGTATCAGTTCTTGAGCACCTACTTTTGTTTTAGGTATATCAGGATTGTTTTCATACTCTAAGTATAGAGCATCAAACTTTTCAGTACCAAAGATATCATACAACCCTGGCACAGCATGAGGAGAAAAAAGAGTGATTTCCTCATTCTTAATGAACCTCTCATAAAATAATTTACTTAATTGAATACTATAATCTAATTTTCTTACTCTGTTATCTTCTGTTCCTTTGTTGTTTTTGAGAACAATGATGTCTTGAATTTCTTGATGCCAGATAGGGAAGTGGACAGTAGCTGAGCCCCCTCTGATCCCGTTTTGAGTGCAGCATCTGACAGTTGCTTCAAACTTTTTAAGGAAGGGGATGACACCTGTGTGTTGAACTTCTCCACCACGGATTTTACTGTTGATCCCTCTGACCCTACCCGCGTTAATACCAATACCAGCCCTTTGTGCGACATATTTGCCAATAGCCATATCAGAGCTAAAGATACTATCGAGGGTGTCATCAGAATCAACCAAAACGCAAGATGCAAATTGACGAATGGGTGTTCTGACTCCTGCCATGATGGGAGTTGGTATGTTGATTTTGTGCTTTGAGATTGCATCGTAGTACCTTCTGATGTAATTTAATCTTTGTTCCTTGGGATATTGAGCAAATATGGTCAAAGATATCATCATGTACATGAACTGAGGAGTTTCATATACTTGACCACTGCTCCTGTCTTGTACCAGATATTTATCAACTACCTGTCTAAGACCAGCATATGTGAACATAAAATCACGATTGTGATCAATGTATGAATCTAATTTTGCTATCTCTTCTTTTGAATACTTAGTATACACTTCAGAGTCATACACCTCTTGATTGACACAAGAGTAAATGTGACTCTCCAATGTTGGCAACTCTCTTATCTTACCATACAAAGACTTGCGAACAGAAAATAGTAAAAGTCTGGAAGCAACAAATTGATAATTAGGATGATCTAAGTCAATTAGATCACTTGCAGATTTGATTAAGATCTCTTGTATCTCACCTGTAGTAATACCATCATAGAACTGAATTCCAGACTGTATCTCTACTTGACTTGCAGAGACACCTGCAAGACCCTTACATGCCTCTTCAACCATGATGTGGATCTTTTCTAGGTTAAGTGGTTCAATTGAACCATTTCTCTTCTTAACCTTGTTACCGTTACTCATACCTTTTTCCAGTTAGTAAAATTAAGTTTTGCTTCTAATCCTTGAAATGTATTGGATTCTACTACATTTTGAACATGATGTCCACTCAATACCATATCATTTATGTCCTTTTGAACAATGTTGTTTGGCCAGATCACTACTTTCTCTCCTCTATCAATTGTTTTGGAGATTCTGTTGATGATTTCTCTGTTACGAGGTTCGTTATCATAAACCCAAATATAATTGCTCCAATTATACGACCTGATATCAATATCAGACCCAACCATCGCAATGGAATTATCCAAGAAGGTTGAATCAAATGGTCCTTCAACAATGTAAATGGGTTTTTCATGGTTAATCTCATCATATCCATATATTTTAGGAGCATCATCACTAAGCATCACAGTAATGTATTTAACATTACTAGGACCTAGAGATCTGCCTTGTAATCCAATAAGTTCTCTATCCTTAACAAGAGGTATGATAATCCTACTATCATCATAATCCATGTCAGTAAATTTGTTTGGTATTAAAGTATTAACAAACTTCTTAAACTTCTGTGCATAATAAAAATTCCCATCAAAAATTGCTCTTTGATGAAGATAAACTTCTGATTCTTTAACATCAAAAGCAGATGGTAGATCTATATCAACCTTCTTCTTAAACACAGGTTTAGATTCTTTTACTGAATCAGACACTTGTTCTGGAGTCTTTTCACTAAAATTTCTACCTGTAGCATTTTCTTTAAATTTTTCAAAACTATACTTTTTCCAAGCTGGATGATCTATTTCTTTTAAAAAGTTATAGAATGTCATACTCACACCACAATTATGGCACTTGAAATTAGTATCATTCTTTACTTGATAAAGAAATCCACGTGCTTTATTCTTATTTTTCTTAGAATCTCCACATATAGGACATCTAAAATTATAAAGTTTAGGTTTTACCCTTTTAAACTTTGATAACCTAGAAGAAATATAATTGATGTATTTAACATCAATAAAATCCATAATAAAATATTTACTGCATATCTAGTATAACTGATTGGTTGGGAGATGTCAATGTAGATGTAATTATTCTTGATCCTACTGGAGATACTAACACACTTATGACTGCCAAAGCACCTGCTATGCTCCACATCTTTCTCTCTATGGTGCGTATTCTTGACAGCACACTGTTATGATCGAGGTCCATTTTATTACGGAGTTCGTCAATTTTAGTAAATAATATGTTGTCAATTTCCTCTTGTTTAGTAAGTCTTTCTTCATGGACAGCTAACATTCTACTCACTGATGTATTTAACTCACTCAGTTTTTCTATAGCTGACTCCATCTTATGGATCAGAGGTTTTAGATCTTCTACCTTTTGATTTACAACTTCAATTTTTGATCTGCCAGACCATGCCATTGTTCTATTTGAAATATGGATTAAAATTCATTGCATTCTTTACTGCCTTCTTATTCTTTCTCTTCTCTCTATTAGAAATTAATTGATTGACATATTTTTTGACATATTTTCTTCTACCATCAATCTTTCCTTTACCCATCACTGGGTCAAAACCTGCTGTAGGACCTTGAGGTGCTGATTGTCCACCAAATCCACCTTGTGCACCTGCTGCATTCGCTACCATACCTTCCTCTTCTACCTTGAACTCATGGTACATGGCATTGCGAAAAGCATCTATAAATCTATCAATTTTCTGTTTTTCCATTAGAAATTCTCTCTAATTCTATTAAACATGTTTGATCCATATCAATGTCATGCATTTTAGTTTTTGGATGTTCTGGAAGTTTATCCAGAAAAACTACAAATGCCTTAATAGATGGCCACAAGTTTTGATCTATTTTATAGAACAACATTGGAGTAGCAGCATCACCAAAGATATTATAAAGTATAATGAAATGATTGATCAATAAATGAACCTTCAATTCACCACTACTCTTATATCTTTTCAACAGTCTTTTGATATATCTAAAGTGATTTAGATCCTTATCAAAGTCTTCACGCGTTACAGCTGCTGGATTTTCATAGTTTTTAATAGCAAAGAGGAGAAAATTCTCCTCATTCAATTCAGAAAATAACATATTATATTATATTAGTTTTTGTATTATGCAGTAACTGTTAATGTTCCAGCAGCAGTACCTAGTGCTGAAGATATAACAACAGAGGCAGCAGTAGTGCCATCTGCAGTATCTTTGATTGTACCACCAGCAAGAGCAATGGACTGAGCAGCAATTGAAAGTATGTCACCAGCATTAGTTGCAGCATTAGCAGCAGCAATTGCAAGTGAGAATACTAATCTAGTAGTACCTGATCCACTAGCATATACTAGGGTGTGTGGTCCTCTACCTGATCCACTACCTTGGTTTCCATTAGTAACTGCAAGTGTTGGGTTTCCAGTAACAGTAACCAACTCATTATATCTAACTCTAACAGATAGAGTAAATCCATCAGACTTATCAGCAACAGTTGTAATCCATTCTACTTCTCCAATGTCAGCAGAACCAACAGCAGTAGCTAGATCTCCAACACAGCATAGAACCTCTGGTTGAGCATCAGCATTATCGTTTCCAGTTTGTGCTGAACCGCCTTCAACTACCCATCCACTATTATTAGCATAGACTTCTTTTTTATTTGCAGTAGTGAGCCACTTTGGTTTAGACTCATCCGCATCTGTAATTCCCCAGAGTGCCATTTGTTTTAATTTACTAGTTTTGTCTAAAGATATTTAGGTTAGATGATCTTTAAGTCATCTGGTAATTAAAGCTTTTTCAACTTGCTCTAATAGTTTATCGTCCATGTCTGTTTTAGTCAATTTAACTGCCTTTTTCAGTATAACTATACAAACTTCTATTAATTTTTCACCTAATTCTGTATCATCAGGTATTTTATTTACTGCATCAGATACTATTTTTGATGCTAAAGGGAGTAGAAAAGAGAACATAATCTTAATATAAGCTACATTCTATATATATGTTCAATCATCAACATCTAAAAAGTTAACATACTTGTTATGTTCTTTGTTCCTCATTACCTTTGCTGCTATTGCACCAGCATCTCTTGGTTTCTCCTTTTTACCCATGACTCTCTTCATAGCTGCTCTAGCTCTGTCTTGAAAACTCTCATAAGTTTGTATTTTT